CGAGGATGTTCTATACGTACAATGACACGTAGATGGATGTCAAAGCGAACGAAGTCGGCGTGAAGCGTGAGATTGCAAAGCTGCATCTCAATTCCCTGTACGGGAAATTTGCAACCAATACGGACGTGACCGGTAAGCATCCCGTCATGGTCGATAATCGCGTTGTGTACCGGCGTGGTGAAGAGAAACGACGCAATCCCGTTTACACACCCGTGGGCGTATTCATCACGTCGTGGGCTCGCGATCTGACGATTCGTGCGGCACAGGCCAATTACGACACGTTCGCGTACGCGGACACCGATTCCCTGCATCTGTTGCGCGACGATGTTCCCGCGACTATTGACGTGCATCCGACACGACTTGGAGCATGGAAGCATGAATACGATTACGATGAAGCTCTGTACATTCGCGCTAAGGCGTATCTTGAACGCACGTCAGCTCTACAGTGCAAGGATCGCAAACCCCACACGTGCGATGCGTCGTGCTACTACGTCACACGTATCGCGGGACTACCAACCGACGTTTCCTCGACGCTGACATTCGATGACATTCGCCAGGGCAAGGTCATTCACGGGAAGCTGACACCTGTAAGCGTCCCGGGCGGAATCGTTCTCACGGATACCCCATACAAGATCGAACTGTGATAGTATTTCACGAGTAATCGGGCACACGTTCCCGCAACGAAAGGAAAGAAATCATGGCTACCAACACTCCCGGCGTCACCGAGACCCCGACCACTCCCGAGACCCCGACCACTCCCGAGAAGCCGACGCGCGACAAGATCAGCGTCGCTGCACAGCTCGACAAGGACACACATGCAGCCCTCTCTGATCTGCGCTTCGAGCTTCGTCACAATCGCCTGAGCGACACGCTCGTGCAGGCGGTCAAGGAGTTCATCGCGAACCACAAGACGACCGACACGGCCAAGCCGTAAGTCGGTTGCGGCATTCGGAACGGATACGGATAGACACTCGCATTCAACGCAACCCGTGAGAGGGTGGATGCTAGTCTAGGGGTTAGCAGCCTGTCGATTCGTTCGCCGGATGCCCGATTAGAGAGGGCCACGCTGCATACACAGCGTGGCCCTCTCGTTTACCTACATAGATAAGGGAGTGAACCAAGTGGCAAAAGTAACAGACAGGCTCGAAGCTATGCGGGGCCTGACCGCCGACACCTACCCGGAGACGTGGATCGATGACCTCGCCACCGACTACGATGCCGACATGAGCGAGGCCGTCTCCGCCGCAACCGCAGACAGTGTGGCGCTCGCAGACGGTGCGACGGCAAAGCTGCAAGAGGGCGAGGCACGCATCGCAGAGCTGGAGCAGCTCAACACGCAGCTCAAAGCCGCGAACTACGATCTTCTGACGGCCGTGGGAACCCCCACCGAACCGCAGAACGCCGACGACGACCCCGCGCCGTCCGACAGCGACGACGAAGACCCCACCGCGGGGTTCTTCGATGACGATGACGACGAGTAAGGGAGTCACCCAGAATGCCGAACAACAGCCCTAAGCCGCTTGTCGTCTCTCGCGACAACGCCAAGATTCTTGACACGCTCAAGGGTCTCGCCTCTAACGAGTATCAGGCTCGCATCCCCGACGCTACCCAGGCTGGCATTAAGAAGACTGTCGACGCAATCTGGCAGTTCTCGACTACGCGCAATGAAGCTATCGACGCGCTCGTGAATTTCGTCGGCCTGCAGATTTTTCGATCCAACTCGTGGCAGAATCCGCTCAAGTGGGCCAAAAAGGGCTACTTCGAGTACGGCTTGCACGTGCAGGAAACGAAGGTCGGCCTTCTCAAAGCGCAGGTGTACGACGCCAACCGTGACGTGCTCGAAGACGTGCTATTCGGTACGCACCGCACCGAGGTAGAGTCGTTCTTTCACACCCGCAATCGGCAGTCGCGTTACGACCTGACCATCGAGCAGGCGGCGATCAAGTCGGCGTTCTACGAGCAGGGCGGACTCAACTCGTTCATCACTGAGCTGATGGCATCCCCCGGCAACTCGGACGAGTGGGACGAATTCCTGCTCATGACGAACCTGTTTCGTCTCTATTACGACGCGGGCGGGTTCTTTAAAATCCACATCGACGATCTGTCAGATCTCGATGCTGACTCTTCCACGGCCCAGGACTCGGCACGCCGAGCCCTTCGCGCCATCCGCGCCATTGCCGCCAAGCTTCCGTTCTACTCGCGCAGCTACAACGCCGCGCACATGTACTCGGCGGCGAACCCCGACGAGATGCACCTTTTCGTCACCCCCGAGGCGCAGGCGGCATTCGACGTCGACGCTCTCGCGGGCGCGTTCAACATCGACCGTGCGGAAGTTCCCTTCCGCGTGCATGTCATCCCCGCGGAACGGTTCAACATTCCCGGGTGTCAGGCTATTCTGACCACCGAGAATTTCTTCCAGGTGTACGACACACTGTTCGACACTCAGCAGCAGCCGAACGGCGCGCACCTGACCATGAACTACTTCCTCCACCATTGGCAGGTGATTAGTGCATCGCTGTTCGAACCGGCTATCATGTTCTGGACCGGAGAGAGCGATGAAGTGACTGAAATCTTCGACCCCGTGTCGTCCGTGCAGGCACCCGTCGTGCTCGATCAGGAGGGCAACACGGTTACCGACGTGGTACGCGGCAACGTATACCAGGTCAACTCGCTCGCCGTCACCACGCCGGTCGGCGGAGTCAACGATGCGGTGATCCTGTCCTTCGAGACCGCGCCCACGTCGAACTGGACGTTCCTTAACCAGAACGGCACGTTCGTCATCGGCATCAATGAGGGCTCCGACGACGAGACCACCGTGGACACGCTCACCATCGTCGCCACGAGCGTTGATGACCCGACCAAGACGGCAAGCACGACCGTCAACGTCGTTGGTGACTACGCGCGGCTGTGGGACAACCCCGCGGTCGCGAGCGACAGCGACGACGACGGGCTTTTCGAGCGCGTCCCCGAGGTTCCCGACTTCACCGACAACGTGATCACGATCCCCAGCGTGACCGGCGTCGTCTACAGCAACGGGGCTACGGCACTCGCGAACGGCTCTACCGTCAACGTCGCGAACGGGACGCCCGTCACGATCACCGCCGCGGCCCGGTCTGGCAACGAGATCGCAACCGGCGCGCCTACGTCGTGGACGTTCACCTACGTGGCGCCTGCCGCGTAGTACACTGGTCTCACCTGTCCATAGGTGAGGGCCATGGCCCGAGAAAGCCCCGGTTCACACTGCCGGGGCTTTCCCGTGTTCTAGGGTAGGATGCTCGTATGCCTAGCGCCATTCAGGGTCCACCCGGGAAGTACACGGCGGGACTCTCGTTCGACTATACGCAGTGGACGAGCAACACGGTACTCACGCTTGCGAACGTGCCGTGGAACAACGACTATCGCGACATCGTACGGTTCGCAAGTCAAGCAGCTCTCGACACGTACCTTGAGGGTACCGCAGGCGCGCAGACGATCAACAACGTGTCGTATGCACGACTCAATGCGCCCGTGAAGATCAATCTTCCATTCAATGAAGTCATCAAGTACAACTATCTGCGTGCGTACAATCCCGCGCAGCCGGTGCCGGGTGGCGACGTAGCTCGCGCGTATTATTACTTCATTACAGACGTGGATCATTCAGCGCCGAATACCACGATCATCACAGTGCAACTTGACGTGTGGCAGACGTTTGGTTATGACATCACGTTTGGCAACTGTTACATCGAGCAAGGTCATATCGGCATCGCGAATACGAATGCGTTCAATAACTTTGGACGCGATTATCTCGCAATTCCCGAAGGACTAGATACGGGAGCCGAGTACCGGACGTTCAAGAATCTTCCCATCTTTGACTCATTCGCGCCTACGGTCGTTGTGATCTCTGCCGTCGATTTGTCGGCGGACCCCGGGGACGAGCAGAATCCGCTAGAGGTAACGGCGCGGGGAGGCACATACTTCGGTGTCACGATGGGTGCCGACGCATACGTGTTCCAAAGCGACGGCACATTCCAAGCGTGGATGATCGCAATGCAAGACAAGCCGTGGGTTACGAAGAATATTTTATCCGTGACGCTCGTACCTAACTTTGCTGAATGGTACCCGTCTTTCTCGTTCACGTTCGACCCTGACGGAACTATCGGCCCGAGTAATCACCCGGACCTTGCGCCAGGTAACTCGCTTCCCGCGAAGTATCAAAAGGTCAAGACGAACTGGCGCAACTCGTCTGATATCATGTCGGCCATTCCCGCGCGTTATCAGGGTCTAAAGAAGTTTTTCACGGCACCGTATATGCAGATCGAGATTACAGCATACCACGGGACGCCTGTCGTCTTGCGTCCCGAGAACTGGAATGATCCCGACGCGAGTATCGGCGTAATTTCTAACATGACACCACCCGATCAGCGGCTCGTGCTCTCACCCCGCAGTTATAACGCCAGCGTGACGTACACAGATAACACGTCAAGCGCATACCTAGAAGATGACGGCGGAGACTTTCTCGACACGTTCACCATGATCGGGGATTTTCCAACTGTCCCGATTGTCAATGATGAAGCAATTGAATACTTAGCGGCAAATAAGAACGGCATCGCATTTCAGTATTCATCAGCGGCGTGGTCGCAGCAGAAGTCTCTTGCGGGCAATCAGACGAGCTACGATCAGGCGTCTGGGGCTATCGGTCTCGGCAACACTCTAGCCGGTTACGATCAGCAACAGAACAGCGCCTCGCGGGCTATCGAGAACAATCGCGCTATCGGAAATGCTGTCATCGGCGGCACGGTTGGCGTCGCGGGAGCCATCGCGTCGGGCGGTCTTGGCGCGTCGGGTGCGATCAACGAGCTCGGTTCGGCAGCGTCAACAGCGCAGAACATCATGTCGAATAATCAGCAGACCGCGATGCAGAATCAGTTTACACGTGCTCGCAATAACGCGCAGCAGGGCCAGAATTCGTACGTGCGTGACACGAACAAGTCATTGGCTGACTGGTCGGCACGCGGTGACTACGCGAACACGGTTGCGGGTATCAACGCGACCGTGCAGGATTCGAAGCTCACGAACCCGAGCATGTCTGGCCAGTTGGGCGGTTCGACGTTCAACATGGTCAACGGCCTGTGGACGTTCTTTATCAAATGGAAGCTGATCAGTCCCGCGTCGCTTATGGCTATCGGTGAGTATTGGCTCAGGTATGGTTATCAGGTGCATAAGTTCGGGCAGATGCCCGCGAACTTCATGTGCATGTCGAACTTCACGTACTGGAAATTGCAAGAGACGTATGTCACGAGCGCGCCGATGCCGGAAGCGTATAAGCAGATGATTCGTGGCATCTTCGAAAAGGGCGTCACCGTATGGTCAAATCCTGCGAACATCGGTAATATCGACATCGCTAACAACACGCCACTAGGGGGCATCAGCATATGAGCAAGAGATCAGGCCCCGGCTACTACAGCCCGAGTGACGCTGTAGGCAACGCGATTTATGCACCGTTTCTCGACGGTCACAAGAACTCCCCCGCACGTGACCGGTACGCGCTCATGTATCGCATGTATGACCGGGTTCTCACCGAACTTGCTGTTTCACGGTTCAAGTGGTCCGGGCTCCCGAACACGGTACAGACACGGTTTCTCGAATTAACATTGTTCCGCAACGCTCTATCGGTGTTCTACTGGGATGACCGGTACGATAAGTTTTTGGCGCTTTCGGGTTCCCCGTCTGGCATGATTAATATGGTGCAGGACCCAACCGCATACAATGTGATTGGCAATCAGTTTGTGTCGCGTCTTATGAATGCGAACGACGTGGTGCCAATCTGGGCGAACATGCTTCGCGTACCTGAGATCGACATTCTCATGACGTACGCGCCGCGTCTCGCAGACATCGATCAGACAATCGAAATCAACGCACACAACGCACGTCACAACAAATATGTGTGGGGCGGTGAGAACGCGCGCCTGTCCGTCATGAACATCACACGGCA